AAGGGTGAGTTGTTGAACGTGGTCTACAGCTCCGGTGGAGTAGACATCAACATCAGCATCGACCAGTTTACTCAAGGCGCTCCTGATGACTGGGGTGTACGCGCTTGGATTGCACAGATGGCAAGTCAGTTGATGCCGTAAGGTATAATCCTAACACCCGCAAGGGAAACCAAAAACAACAACTGGATGCTGGAACTGATGAGGAAAGACCCGATCTAAAAAGTCGGGTCTTTTTTCGTCAACTTGTAAGGATTTCTTACAAGTTCAACTCTTTCCATTATGGAAACAGTTCAAGTGGTTAGTTCCATTTTAGAACCTACCAGTCGATGGAAACAAAGCCACCGTTGCTGCCAAGCTCGCGCCATGCTCTAGCCTTGCGATAGACCCCGTCCCCCTCGCGTTCTGGTTTATCTTCGTCTTCCATCTCAGGGGATGTATTACCCTCAACGGTCTTTACACCCCATGGGAATACGCCGGTCACGATTCCGATATGAGCAAGCCTGTTCAGCGGTGCAAACCAAAAGCAAGCAAGGTCACCGATACGCACTTTGGTTGGGTCTGCTTCGGCATCCTTCACGGATAGCCAGTTCTTTGTGCGCCTCGCCCAGTTGCCATGATCGGGACAGTAAGCCGAGCGTGGCCAGTCTAGGGGGATTGTAAGTGCCAAGTCATGAGCTGCATTCTTTAGCCTGTACACAACGAAAGCGGCACACCAAGGGCTACCGGGTGGCACAGGTGGGATGGTAGAGGCTTGGTAGATTTCTACCGCCTTGCCGCGATTGTCTCCGGTCTCCTGAACACCGACATTATCGATGGCTTCCTTAGCTGCTCTAAGTGCGATGGGTCTGCTCATGATATATTTCCTTTGTCGATCTTATCTCCCGACAGGTGGGCAGTCCTCCTCGGTTGCTGTTCCTTGCTGCCCACCACCCCTTTTTCGTTAGGCGAAAGTCTCGCCGTCATCCACACTTACAAGCTGCGTGATACCTGCCGCGGTGTCGTGGTAGTACAAGTACCAGTTACCAAGCCTCCAAGATATCGCCGTCTGGTCGTTCTGAACTCCACTGGCTACTATCGCACTACTTGCCGTGATGACGTTGCCCTGTGGGTCATAGATGACCCTGTGTAGGTCGTTACCTGTACCACGGAAGGCTACGCACCGCTTGCCCATCGGGTTGATTGCTACGCTTACGTGCGTCCCTGCCGCGCTTACTACTGTTGCCATGCTTACGGTTGCCCCTTCATCGTCGGTGTAGTAGGAATCTATCCCACCGCCAGACTGCTTCTCAACCAAGATATACAACCTGCCGGATGCGCTCGTAGGGTCGTAGGCAATCGCTACACAGTCAACCTCGGTTATCGATGTTGTTACCTCAACAAAGTTTGAAGCGTTAGGCCCATCTGCAAAGTGAAGCACCACGGTATGTGATTCGACATTGGCATAGCAGAGTCGCTGGTTAGGGGCTACATCAACCGACAGACAACCTCCTGCCGCCGTCAAGCTGCGGAACCAAGCACGGAAGCGGTGGCTTGTGTGAAGCGGATCTAAACCTATGTTGTTAGTGCCTTGAACCACATCATGGTTGCTTTCACCTAAGCCCCAGGGAGCGGATGTGTAGTATCTTCCCTCGGCATCAAGCGTGGAATCTGTACCTCTGTTGGCACTCGTGCTAGCAAGGAGCAGGTCAACGGTTCCAGTGGTTGCCGGGTCTCCCGCATCATCCAAGATAGCACCGTGAGCGATGCCACGGAGTAAACTTCCACCAGCCAGATACAAGGCTGAATCCGTGCCACCGTTGATATCGAAAGGGTCGAATAGATCGGGCGGGAAGTTGCCGTTGATACGGTCAAAGAGCGTTTGAGCAGTGATGGTACCTTGTGGCTTTTGATGCCCAAATGCGAACTCTGTACCGGTTGTAGCGTGTGGAGTTGCAAGGATGCCGCCACCGTAAAGCCAAGTAGAGTAGCCGGTTACGCCGTTCAGGAAACAATCACGCAATGGTGGTTGAGATACCGTGCAGGTAGCACCAGCCGGGTAGGCTACGCTGTTGGTTGCAGTCCAGCCAGGATGCCTAACGATGCCAACGTCTGAGGTGTTTATCTCACTAACCAACCCGCTGATGGTTACCGGTTGCAGGCTGTAGGTTGTCACCCCAGTAACACCACCGACAGTCATCTGCCAGTAAACGTCTGATTCTTCTTCCGTCCTGCCGTCCCTGTCTTGTTGCCAAAATCTACGCCCATAGAAATAAGTTGTGGTTTCAGACTCACTAACCACGGCAGGTGTGATGCGTTCAAACTGAGCAGTGAAACTGTCAGGGCAGTAGGTGCTATCGGTGTTAGTGTAGACCAGAGTGGTTGTACCTATGTCTATGGATCCGCTAGACACCCTTAGCCGTCTGCAGCTAGTGATGCCCCAGTAAGCCGTATCAAAGGACTCGTTGCCAGCGTACGCGGCATTGGTTAGATTCTTCCGTGGGTACGGGTTATCTTTATCTTCGGCAGCGGGTAGCGCTCCAAAGCTCCAGATATCCGGTGAGCAAAGGTCAAGGGTAACGGTGCTGTATGAGGTCGTAGGAGCCACAACCTGCCACCGTTTGGTATTCGCTTTGTAATCGGTTAGTTCGATGTAACCGGCTTGGTTTGTGCCGGTTTGTGCTTTGATTTGTATCTGTAGGTATCGGTAACCGCTCATACCTTCGTAAGGCGTATATGTTCGGTCGTTACCTGTACCAGAAATGGAACGGTTGTTAGTCTCAGCGATTGACCAGCCGTTGAAGCGGAAGCCACGGAAGAGTACACGGGTATCTGCTGAGTAGTCTCCGTTTGTTACAAGTCCAGTGCTTGACAGTTGGGCACTTATCCACTCAGGTACATCATTAAGACTTGTACTTAGCGTGTTGGCTCCATTGGTCGGGTCGGTTAGCACCGTGGTCGTGCTATAGGCTACAAAGGTATCCTGCCCACCGTAAGAGCCACCACTACTTATAACCGTACGGGTGCCGCCATCGTAGCCGGTTACAAAGACATTTAAGTTATCCGGGTATGCGCCGTCCCAAGCCCGTATCCTACCAACCACCGACACGTTGCGATCAAGGCATGAAGACGTGCTGATAGTTCCGCCTGCACCGGTATACTCGCCGAAAGCATCTACACCACCCTCAAGGCTTAGTGTCCACTCGGTAGCACTTTGGTCGTACCAAGTGTGTGCGTGAGTTATGTCGTGAACCGTTGTGCCATTGACCTTCACAAGGCTGACAGCAAAGTTATGTGTGCCTGGCCCGATGCTCCGACCAGTAGCGGAAAGCGTAGCCGTGTAGTTAACGGTCTGCCTTGATGATGCCGCAGCTGACACGGCAACAGAGCCACTGCCAGCAGATAGGCTACAAGCCGCTGTAGCGCCCGATGTGGTCATCTCGTACCAAGTGTAAGAGGTTAGGCTGGGGAACTGGGTAGGTGCGCTGGTTGAGGAAAACGCCGCTTCGGCAATGTTCCAAAGTTTATCCACGCTAACCGATGCACTAAAGGCACCAGCACAAGTTACGGATACATCTACAAACGATGTCCCTGACGTTTCACTAGCCGATGACAAAACAACGACCCCGGTATTGGTTGAGCCGTGTCCATTGTTGACCGTGATAGTTGCTCCAACTTCCCAACTCCATGGCCCGTTTGGAGTTGTTTGATATCTAAAAACATCAACTTTCAAAGAGCCGGAGAAGCCTAGATGCCCACCAAAAGTGAAGTCTGTAAAGTTGGTTTGCCAAGTTACTTCTTCCGGTGTAATCGCTGATGGATTGTAGATCCGAACGTTTACGTTCTGGGTATGGCTCATCGTGAGCGTGGCAGTTCGGGTGCCGTCAATGAATGGCATACTACGTCCCTGCGCTCACATAGACCGCCCGGTAGGATGCTCGGCGTACATTGAACAAGGTGCTACTGCCGGGCGTGTTCTCCTGCACGAACTCAATTTGAGGGATGGCGATAATCCGATAGTTGCCCAGCACGGCTACCCCGTCCGTGTCCATGAGCTTGATTACATCACCAAGCCAGACCGGTCGGTTGCTGTTGTTGTAAACCAAGAATGTCGCGTCAAACTCGATCATGGTTCTACCGGTAGTTAGCCGGGTGTAAAGCATCAAGCAGGCAGCCGTAACTGCATCCAAGGTATTTAGGGCAGGGTCACGATACTGGTAGCAAACCGGTCTGCCGCGCCAGTTTCGTGGTCGTGTTGCCGGTGGCGTGTCCGCATCCTCTGCCGCTGCATCTATCTGCGTGTACGGTATGAATAAGCCCGTGTTAGGGTCTTGACCGATGACGGTAACCTGAGTACATTCAGGCTGCTCGTAGTAACTATTGAGTGTACGGATAACCCTTTGTGGTCGTAGTACTTCGGTCACTCCTGCCGTAGTTGCCGCCGCTATGCTTTGGTATAGGGTCATCGTGGATGCAGTACTAGCGGCGTTCACATCAAGCCACTGGTAGAGGTATCCGGTAGCGGTCGGCATCCATCCGGTTATCCAAGTAGCGTAGTACTCCTGCTTTATCTTGTCTAGGTAAGACTGCACCGTATCGCCGTAATCAGGAGCAAGGCTATACTGTCCCTTGGATATGTTGGTTGTATACGGCAGTTCTTGTAGCGGAAAGTCACCACCAAAGTAAGGGCTTACCGAATCATCGTAGCCAGCGATTAGCAGTAGATCAAGGATAGCGTTACCAGCCGTGATGCCATCGTACGGGTAGGATTCCACCAGCCACGCAAGGTCAAAGTCACCGCTACGGTCAGTGCCTTGGTAGACATACGTTGCCCAGTTGTAAGATGTGTCACGATCTAAATATTCAATCTTTGGAGGCTGAAGCGTACCCCGGAAGATATCTATGTAAGTAGGTGTCGGTGTAGCCCCATCGCTTAGGGCAATCCTAACCGGTCGGTCTGAGGTTACGTCAGGCTGTTCTACTCCAGCCTCAACGAGTAACGCGGCTATGGCACCAATGTTGCAGCTGGCTTTGCCGTCTTCATCTACGCTTATGCTCAGTGACTTTATGTACTGGGTAACGTCTACGGTTCCATCGTAGGTAGACCCAACCGGGGCATCGTAGACTGCTTCAACGGAATAAATACCATAAGTGCCAGTACCGCCGGTTAGGGTTACCTTTGCCCTTACATCCTTGATAACACCGTTAGGCGTGTAGGTTGTACCGTCTGCCTTGACGAGCGTTACATCAGAGGTAACAGCACCAATCCCGATTGAGTCTTGCGCGTAGGTATGACCAAAGGTGGCACCGGTGGGAGGTGGGTATCTCAGGCTCTTTACATTGGAAAGAATGTAGCCAGATGTTTCAAATGCGCACTTAGCGAGCTGCACCGTGGCTTGACCTGAAGGTACCAACCAAGAGAACGCCGCAGCCGGAACAATCGTATTACTCGTGCCTGCGCTCAGGTCACTAAAGACATGGCTAAAGTGAGTGCCGTTTGATGTTGCTACGATAAGCTCCCGCCGTCTAGCCGGAATCATCATAATAGAGATGAAGTCAGAGCGACTTGATTTACTTGCAGTGGTGCCTACCGCAGGAGCGATGTTAGCGTCTCCCCGGTCATAACTTCCAACCAATACCCCACTCTTGTACACCTGAGCAGAGCCGTTAGCGGCAAACCATACCTCAACGCTTCCAGCCGAACCAACACCCCAGCCAGCCTTTAGGATGATGCTTTTGTCTGTGTCTTTGAGTCCAGGAACGTAGAGGCTAAGGTAGACCGGCTGGTTTGCACCAAAGGCAGTTGTAAGCGTAGCACGCTCGGTAACGTCCAAGGATTGTAGGTAGTAGTCACCGGATGCCCGAATCTGCATCTGCTTCCACTTAGCTGCAGTTGTCAAGGTGTAGTCGGTCTTTTGGTATCTTGCGTAGGATCCGCTGTAGGTTGTACGCCATGAAGGTGTAACCGGTAGCGGGGCAAGCATCATCGTGAGCGTGGCAGGGTCTTGCCAGATGTTATTAGAGTTGGTTAGGTCTACCTTAGTTCCATCGAGCGGAACCATCAAGCGACCGAACTGCGGGCGTGGCTCAGGTACATCGAACTCGACCAGTAGTGGGTGAATATTAGCCATTAGAATCTACCCATTATGCCGGGTTGCCCGTTACGTCTACCTTCATCTCGGATAAGTCTACGCATAGCTCTTTCAAGGTCTGTGCCTGCCGGAATCAAGCCGTTGCCGAACCTACCGTAGGAAGCGCTTACAGCCCCAACCTCGGCACCGGTCAAGCCTATGGCACCCATCGCCCCACCGCCTAAAGTCTCACGGCGTAGGGTCAAAGCGTCTGCGGTGTCTTTCGTGTTGGTTGCAATCCGGAGTAGCAAATCGTCTGTAGTGCCTTCGCTTGCTTTGGCTGTATCAGCGATGTTACCAACCGGCCCTTTTGGCTTTACCGCTTCCGTGGCTGTCTTTGGTAGGTTGGTGGTTTGCATCTTGCCAACGATGTCACCTACGAACTTTTGCGTATCGGTGAACACCTTACCAAAGTCAACGCCTGTCATTAGGTCGGACGGGGCATTGACTCCGTACTGCGTATCAAGCTTGGCTTGCTCTTTTACAAACTGCTCGTGTGTAATCCTTCCGAAAAACTCGCTCCATGCTAGGTCTTCGGTTTTGCGTCTGTACGCGCCTTGCTGTCCAGCGTTCATAAACTTTTGAATGTTGGCAAAGATATTCTGAAACAACTTGCCGATATTCTCAAACGTTGACTGAAGGATAACCGGGATTGAAGAAATGAACGCGGCAACGGTAGCGAGTAACCGATCTAACCCGGCTTGCATATCACCGCTACTAAATGACTTAGCCAATCCGGTCATCGGTAGCATGAAGCGGTCAACCAACATAGACAACGCGCCGCTGTTGGTAATCTTGTCTATGAACGTTGAGGCGTACTCAATGAACGGCGTAAGGATGGTAATCAACTTACCGCCGATCATACGCAAGGCACCTTCCCACTTGTCGGTTAGGGTTGCTAGTTTGGTTTCAGTGGTACCTGCCATCTTGTCCATAATGGCTGAGTACTTTGTATCGATGATGCGGTTTAGAGCGTCGAACGTTTCACGCGCACTTGATACAAGTGAACCGCCAGCATCAAACTTGATGCCTTCAGCTGCAAACATCGACTTAGATAAACCAAAGGCTGATAACTGCTCGATGTCTGGGAAGTTGCCAGCAGCCAACCTGCCAAAAAGGTTTACAAGGCTTTTCAGGTTTTCGTCACTAGCACCGAATGCAGCGCCCAGGTTCGCAAGCCTTGGTAGGATTGCTTCGGTCTTGAGTCCAAAGGCTTCCAGTTGAGTTGCCGCCGTGGCTAACTGATCGAACGTAAACGGGGACGGCTCTGCAACCTTACGCACGGTGTCAAGCACTTGTGCGGCACGAGCGCCACTGCCGGTAATGGCAGTAAGCCGTGCATTCAAAGACTCAAATGCAACGGCTGAATCAAAAGCATTCTTGCCAAGAATACCAAGGCCAGCCGCACCGGCAATGGTAACGCCAGCAAGACCAGCACCAAGCCCGGTAGCAATAGCGGAACCGGCTGATTTGGCACTGGTTGCAATCTGGTTTAGCCCGGTCTTAGTTTTATCAAGGGAGGCTTGTAACTGCCCTTGACCAGTAACACCGAGCTTTACCACGAGTTCAGCGATTGTCATAATATGCCCCGCATGGCTTTAGCCATATTCACTTCTTGCTTTTCGAGGTCTTGACCGATAACCGCCACCTCGCATATCTGATCAATCGTCAAGTCCACCTCTGATGGGTGGCGGTGCAGGAACTTGATGCAGTAATACGCAACAATCGCTCCCGCACCAGTTAGTCGTTTTTTGCTTCTTCTACCTTAGCAACGACATCGGTAATCAGGAACTTGTCTACAAATGCTTCGTAGATATGGAAGAACGCAAACCGGTTAGAACGGCTCAGGTCGGCAAGCGCACGGATTGGAGCAACCTCGCCGGGGTCATCGATATCTGCCACATAGCACTTAGCAATTATGGAAAGATTGACCAGTAGCCCCTGATTCATTTCAGGGTAGGAAACCTGCAGTGCTTTGAGCGCCGTACCATCCGGGAAGATATCTGCCGCTTTAGGCTGGCGGAAGCGTACTACCGCTCCTTCACCAGCCCACTCGCTCAAGTCTACTTCTAGGATTCCGTGATTGGCTTCTGGCTCAACCGCCTTGATGGCTTTGATACCCATTATGCGGATGTCCAAGCGGTAGCGACACCGTTAGCACCGAGCATGATTGTTGCTGTCTCGGAGACTGCCTCACCGGATGCAATGCTGATACCAGTAGCGGTTACGATGCCTACAAAAGTCTTTGCAGACAGTGCGCCTGGAGTTACTACAATCTGACAATAGTAGCCCTCTTTATTGAAGAAGACCGGGGAACCATCCGCCTGTTGTGTACCGTCTACGAGCAGTTCGATTTCAACAGAACCGGATGCTTTGGTAACCTGCATCTTCTTGGTTGTGTCGCAGAGTGCGCTGACATCAGCTGTATCTACCGATGTGCTGGTACGCACCGACTTAGCCAGACAAGTGTAAGTGTTAGCCGTGAAGGCTGAAGGGCTTCCGTCTTGGAAACCACCAAAGGCGATGGTGACGGTGCAGTTCTCACCGACCAACCCGAACGATTTTGTAAATGGCATTGTGTCTACTCCTACTGCTGGGTCAAGCAGCGATAGACCGCTGTTACCCCGAAATCCGTCCTGCCACCGTCAGACAATGTAAAGGTTTGATCCGTTGACACTCGCCGTACATAGAGCCGTGGAGTGGTGCTGGTTACCGTTTGATTATCCAAAAGTGTATCAATCCGGGACATGATGGTTTGGATGTTAGCCATACTCATTGCCCCGCTTTCAGTATCCCACACGGTGATTCGATAGTTAGGGAAGGTAAAAGCACGGCTACCGCATAGCGCATCCTCGTCTTCACCTCCTGCACCAGCACGGCTAAACACCACGTAAGGCACCTGTACCGGTCTCCTACTGATAGGGTCGCTTTGCGGTGCTACGGTGTTATAGATGCCCATCTGATAACCGTTAGGCTGGTTGTCAGTAGCAAGCAAGCCCAAGAGCGTAGCATCACCGCTGAGGGTCTCATAGATCCATTGCTCAATCACTGCCGGTTCGTATGCCATTACTTACCTTTCAAAACAGAACCAACGGCTTTGATAAAAGATGGGCGTACCAACATTAGAGCCGGTTCAAGGAATGGTCGGGGTGGTACGGTGTTGCCACCTTTAGATGTCCATCCAAGTTCAAGCGGTACGGCATACTTAGCATTGGCGGAAACTTCAGCCGTCGTGCGGTTTACCATGTAGTGAATGATGCTGTTCGCAAGATAACCGGTGTCAGAGTTCGGCGGTGTTCCCGGAGGGCTTGACCAGTGACCCTTGTCATACTCACGGAACTTGCCGCTATCGGTGGTGATGCTGTGTTTAGCGTTGCCTTCAACGTCTCCCGCAGCTTTATATATAACCATCGACAACTTGCTTAGATTCGTCTTGTAGCGGTCTATAGAGGTGGTCTTGAGGCTTACAGTAATACTCATGGTGCCAGCACCTCAATCTCTAAAGGCCCGAACCTGCGCACCGTGGTACTCACGGTGAAGGATACGGTAATCCGAATCATTGCCGCAGTAGCGTATGCCGCGGGATTGAGGATGCTCAAGATACCTTGTGCGCTGTACTGCTTCGTGAGCGTAACGGATCCGCTAGGAAACGTATAAGCAGACCCGGTCGCAATGTTCGTAAAGGTAACGCCTAGCGTACCGGTCGTGATGTCTACCGGGCTGCCGAGTTCATCCACCAGCCTCACCACGTAGGAGTGCCAATCACCTACCCATGCGCTGGCTTGTACGACCTGCTGAGGGTCTTCGGTTAGGTCAAAGATAACTGCCATTAGATGTCCCTCACATAAACTCTTAGAGGCCCAAAGACCTGCGTATCGCTTGCTCCGGTTGTCCTTGTGATTGTAGCCGTGTAGGTGCCAGGGCTGTTAGTTACCGTCGTGTCAATGGTGAACGTAGCCCGTCCATCAGCTGCATAGGTTGCCGTACAAGCGTAGGTATCAACCAGCGTTGCACCGCTGTTGTAGACTTTAGCCGTTACGGTTGCACTCGTGATATCTATCCCGCTTCCAAAGGCATCTACACACTGGATATCTACGCCGTGCTGTGCGCCCTTCTGAATGTCTAACGGATCCGATGCTCCGAGACCATCCGCCTTGACTTCATAAGGCCCCATGCGTACCAGAGCGGCGGAAGTTACCGGGGTAACCAGTTCAGCGTTGACATACTGCCCAAATGTGCCTACCGTGGTGTGGTTGGTTCTAAGCTCTTGCCAGACGTTTGATGGAATATCTTGAACCGTTGATTCAATGCCGTTGACAACGCCATTTGTTTCCATTATGACACCACCAAAGTTTGTAGCCGTGTTGTAACCAACAGTCGCTGCATCCCAGACAGCCGAGGCCGTCTGTGCAGAGGTCAAGCCACCAGATGACAGTTTGACCGTCATAACCGCACCGTTAGTACCGCTTGCACCACGCACCACGATTGTGACATCATCAGCACCAGCAGCCAGTGCAGCGTCTGGGATGTCGATGCGATACACGCCCGGCATATTGGTTGCGTCAACCTCCGCAAAGCCGCCAGAAGTCCACGCCTGCGCGATTGTACGGGCTACCAGCGGGATAGATACTGAGGCTGTGCGTGTACGGTTGTAATAGGCTGAGAGACCAGCGGTGGAGGCTGTAAGACCTGTAGCACCAAGATAAAGCTCGATGGATTGTGAAGTGCTACCGGGAGCGATAGTGATGGTAGATGCGTTGCGCTCGTTGCCGCCATTGTATGCAATCTGCGATGGTAAAGAAGTGATTACACGATATGCGCCGGAGCCAGCGTCAGGAGATGCACCAGTCCAAGTAACACCGTAAAGGTCAGTAGCCGGTGCGCCTGTTGCTGTACCAAAAGCGATGTTAGGGCCACCTTGAAGTGATGTCCAAATCTGCTGGTAGTTCATGCCTTGATTAAGTAGATAAGTATAGTCAACACCCTGTGCGCCAGTAGTTACGGAGTTTGCGCCAGCCGGTACATTTGCACGACCACTACCTATCAGGCGATTAAAGTTTTCCGTCATTGTTCCAGCCGTTGTAGTTTGCATAGCAAAACCTGAATAGGACAGGAATAAACTATTTCTAACAAAAGATGGAGTACCTGTTGTGTTAGCCCTTTGAACGACTCCGTTGGCTGATTCAAAAAATGTACAGTTAATACACGAAAAGTTTGTGTCATTAACATCAAAATTGTTACTAGTGCAAGCAAAGAAACTATTTGTAATACTAGTTGAATCTAATATATTTCTGCCGGTTAAATAAATACCAATTGCACCACCAATAAAAGCGCATCTGGTTATAGTTGCGTCCACTGGTGCAGCCACAGCAGATGATATTTGCAAAAGCCTGTGACTACGATTACTGCTAACCCATTGACACTTTGTAAATTTCGCATATCTGGATGTATTTAAAACAATTATATTTGCGGAATCAGATGCCCACCAAATGTTTTGAAAATGAAGGTAGTCTTTAGTGGTGCCTGTAATCAAAACGCCAGATGTTACTTGAGTGGTTCCGGCTGCATTCCAAGCCGAATGGTACACAGGTCCGGGAGCCATACCGGGAAATTGCAAAGCCGTCGGGTCACCAATGATGAGCGTTTCAGCGGTAGGGTTTGCCATGTTTATGGTTACTGATTCATTGTATGTACCCGGAGCGATATACAAAGTATCTCCAGATGCAATGCCTGTAGCCCCTAAAGCCTTACCGATGGTAGCCCACGCATTAGATGGTGATGTCCCTGAAAGGGAATCATTACCGCCATCAGCCGCTAACTTTACATAATACGTTGCCATTATTCAGCCGTCCCTGCGACAATCTGCTGTGCCATAACGCCAGCAAACTGTTGCACAATCCCGTATTGAAACTGTTCATCCTGCTGAACCCACCAGATATTGACGCTGGTTCCATCCTGCCCAAACGTACCCAAGATATTCCCGTTGTCATCCTCGATATCACCAAAGACACGCCAGTCAGTAGACGGTGCAGGTTCTTTTTCAATCCTAAAGTTCTGCAGGTTCATTTGCCCACCTTCAGGCTGTTCGGATTCGTACCCTTGAACGGCATCGTTAGGAAGCCCAGCGCAGCAGACATCGCAGCAGTAAGACCAGCCGCTACAGCCTTGCTTCCGTAGAGTGCCATCACTGCGCCAAGCTCGGCTATGTCCTTGGCTTCGGATGTGCGGATGGCATCGCCAAAGACCGTAGTAAAGGACGCGACAAAGGCGATCAAGACAACCACGACCAGCCTTGAGATTGATATTCCGTTCATCTTTGTATTACCGCCTCCAGTGCTGAAACTTTGTTTTCAAGTTTACCGAGCCGTTGTTCTATCCGTCTCACTTCTTGCTGTTGCCCGTCAAGCGTATTGACGATGTGTGCCACCTGAGTCTCTAGGCGTGTCAAGCGTACCTGTATGGCAACCCATGCAGTGCCTATGCTTATAACGGTGGTCATTACCTGTATGCCCACTTGAATCCACATCTCAGCCGTCATGCTACACGCTCCACCAATCCACAGTGTTGTACTAGTAGTTCGGTCTGTCCAAAGTCTGATCCGACTACATCGTAGTACTTGGAGTCATCGCCTATTCTGTAGACCCTATCCTGTGGCATCACATCAGCCCCTACAGCGATGATAAGCGTCCACTGGGCAGATGATGCAATCGAGCCGCCTACAATCGATTCTGTGTCACTCTGGTTGGTTAGCCTGGCGTTGTACTCGGCTACCTTGCGCCATGTCTCAGTGACCCCACCACGCCCATCTTCGGTCAAGGTGAAGCGGTGAATCTCTACGCGGTCTTGGCAAAGGTTGCGTACCATCCCGGCTTGGATGGTTGAGCGGAGGATAGGACTCATGCGAAGACCACCGGGCGGTATTTATCTGCCATCGTCAAGCAGTTCTGCATCAGTTGGAAAAGCTTGACATCGGACGTGCCTTCCTTAGCATCTATGTCTGCCGCTACTCTGGATGCTTTGATAAGCCACGCCTGGCGGGTTGCCGTGCGTACGTCGTAGCGCTCTACGTTGATCGGGCCAGCATCAACCCAAGTTAGGTTAGGGTCGCTTGTGCCTTCGTCTACTTCCCAGCCCTTGAACTGATACGGCGGATAGGCAGGGAACTCTGGTTGTGTAGCCCCTGACGTACCGGCTACCCGTGCTTCGTAAACCCTGCCGTTAGGCGTTGTAGGCACTACACGGTCACCGACAGCATAGGTGGTAGATGCCGTCCAAGTAGTGAACCGTGAGAAAGAATCCAAGATACTCCCTATGTCGGTTGTGGACATCTGCGGATAGGACTGGGCATCCACAAAAAGTGATACCTGCGCTATCGCTTCGGCTCGTGTCATCATGCTAGCACTATCCCACACAGCCCTATTGTCAACACTAACGCAGTAGACATAAAGAAAAGCCCCCGGCACGTCTGCCGAGGGCTTGAGTAGAACCGAGCCGCTTAGGAAGCGGTTGTGGTTGCGAGGACGATAAGCGAACCAGGAACACGGCTGGAAGCAGTCGCGTTCACGTTTCCAACGTCATGCGCATTGAATGCGAACCGCTCTGTAGCCTTGTAGGTAAGAGCGTCTTCGACGAACTTGACCTGATCGGAAACCTCAACCGTCATTGCACGGCGGTCACCGAAAGCAACACCCTTTGTAAGGTCACCGAGGATAGCAACAGGAGTTGTTGCAGCTGGGGACTTAGGCATATTCTGTACCCACTCGATCGGGTAGCCGAACAGGGTAGGTGCTTGGGTGTAAGCGTTCTGAATGTCCAAGATTGCGTTTCCACCAAGGGCAATCAGCTTGTCCGCGACACCGTTAAAGAACAGGTCTTTGTGCATGTACCACTTGGCATTGTCTGCGTACGTTGGCAACTTTGCAACCATCGACTGGAAGTTAGCCAGTGTGAAGTTGCTGAATGCGGCACCGGAAAGTGCAGCACCAAGAACGACACCAGCGATGTTAGCCTTGGTCGCGTTCAAGCCGTAAACACCCTGAAGGATACCGGTAATGCTTCCGTAGGTGCTCGTACCGTCACCGTTGAAACAAGCGTTATCCTCTTCCTTGGCGATGGCGTATGCCATGTCACGGGCAAGTGCTGCACCAAGGTCAATGACCGTATCTTCGCCGAGTTCCTTCGATGCAATCGTAAGGACAGCAAGTTTCTTTGCGCTCAGGGAAACCTGCGCGAAAGTCAGTTGCGAATCGGTGATTGCTGTTGCTTCGGATGCGTAGTAGACAGTCGTGCTACCGGTTGCCGATGGAACCAAAAGCGTATCCGAGGACATCGGGTAGATGCGGCTGTTGCGGCGAGCAACGCCGTACATTTCACGGAGGTAGATGAGATCCGACGAAACGATGTTAGGAACCGTAAAACCACCGGCTGTGTCCGTGCCTTCGTTCTGCGCCTTCATGTGTCCGTTGGACTGGAGCCACTTTGTAGCAGACTTGACACCAGCCAAGTGACGTGCGAACTGGCCAAAGGTGTAAGCCTTCAGATTCTTTTCGTCAGCGGATCCGTTGAACGGGTTACGCTGAACGTTGATGCCGCCCTTCCATGGGGTTGCGTCAACCGCAGGTGTAACGACAGGAGCGGAAGCGCCGAGGCTCTTGATCGTCTCTACACGCTCTTCAATGTTCTTTGCTTCGGCCATGATGCTCTTGACCTGTGCGAGGTCACCATCACCGGAAGCCAGCTCACGGGCTGTAGCCAGAAGCGTTTCACGCTTGGCTGTCAGTTGTTCGATATTCATAGTTGTGTTAGCAACTCCAGACGTGCCAGCAGTTCCTGGCGCTCGTCATTGTCATGGGCTTTCGCCTCTACTACGATGACCGGTTGCGTCTCTGGCTGGTCTGCGTCCCGCAGTGAATCCCAGACTACAGGTGCCAAGCGCTTGGCGCTCGCCCGGCTAAGACCGACTGCATCCCGCAGTCGACGTTCAACACCCCGCAGGGATGCGGGTTGTACGCTCTTCATGCCGTGCATGGCATATAGCCCTTTAGCACGTCGAGCAAATTCGTCAATGATGGCATCCGCCATGCTCTGATCGGATACCGCTTCGATGGCTCCACAAAGCGCATCGTAATAGGCTTCAAGCCCCTCGTGGATAAGGTCACCTTCAGACTCATTGAAGACCGACATGGCGTATTCTTCCGGTGACTGTTCAGGCATTGGAGCCATAACCATCTCTTCTTCCATATCCATCATAGGCTCCATGCCGTAGTACTCCTTGAGGGTTTTGACGCTGTTACGATACTCGGCAGGTGTCGGTGTAATCGATGCTTCAGCGATAGGCCAGCGTGTGATTTCAGCGGCACCGCCCATGCTCTTGCGCTCTACCAGATGACCAGCAGCACCAGAGGAAAAGCCCATCTTGCCTTGCTTGCAGAGCTTCGCGATCATCGAGCCGTACTCATCAGCCATGTCTAGTTGGGCTTCGTACCATAGCCCGACATCATCCATCTTGACGTAGCCTGTACCGATGCTCTTCTTGCCTACAGCGGCATCCATACCGTGGTGGTAGTAAACATTCAAAGGGACTCGCTGCCCCTTGGCAACCGGGAAACCGTAGTCAGTTGAAGCGGTGAAGTAATCGCCTTCAAGATCGGCGGTCTTAGTATCGCCAAAGCGCACAAGGTATCCCTTGACGTAGCCCAGCCTGTCGCTCTTGATACCGTCTACGGAAGATGTCA